TTACTGTTCAAACATCTTGCCGGAGCCGGTCAAGAGCCATTTGGCGTTAACTCCATAGTCGGTTATCATTGGCTGGAGCCACGATACTTGAAACCACCCTCTATCCAAGTCTTTCCGATTTGCGATAAGGTTGCGCCGGTCTATCTCGTATAGTCGGCAATAGGTGTTCACGCCGCGAATACGTTTCATGGCGATTATCGCGTCAAGGGCGCAATAAAAACGCTCCATGATTTGCTTGCTTATCGGAGTGTTCATTTGGCTTTGATTTTTGAGTATATCAATGACAGCGACACTGGGATAATAGCTATTACGCAGCCCCAAAAAGGAGATTCGTATTTAATTCCAACAACCAAGCCAACCACAATACCAACAACAAGGCTCAAAACACCAATAACAGCTTCCTTTGTGCTTACGCTTTCAGGGTCAATATAGTTTTCGGAGCTTCTGGCAGACCCATAGGCAAGAGTAGTCTTGCTTTTTGTTCTTTTACCCGAAATCTTTTCTCGTTTATAGAGTCCGGTGCCGGGAATACCAGCATTGCCATAAACTCCCCTTTTGCTAATATTGATATTTGCACCTTTGGGGCCGATTGTAGTGCTGACTCCGTTTTTGCTAAAATTCAAAGTTACTCCCGGAGCAACTTTTACGCGCTTTCTGAAATTCCAAGCCATAGATTGACTTACTCGTTTATTGCCCTAACCATCTCCACATCCGCTTTGAGTTGGTATAGCTCATCAAGGGGCTGGCCGGTGATTTTTGCAGTTGTTATCGCTTTCTCTATCTCTATCAGCACCCGGAGGCTTTCATCGGGATTTACCCGGTTTACGCTGGTGAGGCTCTCCTTGAAAAGCTCAATCACCATTCGGTAATATTTGTTCATGCCATTACGATATTTAGTTTCTGTTCGATTATTGACAATAGGCGGTTAACCTGTTGCTGCGCCACGTCAACCTGCGCTTGCGCTCGGTCAACTTGCGCCTGCGCCCTACGGGTCAACTCGTGGGCTTCTTTGGTGAGGTCGGCTTGTGCAGTCATGGCGGCGATTACCCTTTCAACCTCGATACCAAAATTGCATGGCGGGTTGTTATTGAAATCATGCCCGGCGAATTGTGGGTTATCCCCCGTTATCGGGCCGTGGAAATGCTGGCCCCCGCCGTGGTTGTCTTGGCTTATAAGCATTGACCCCTCGCCTGTCTCCAACCATTCTTTGTTAATGTCCTCACTTAGTTTACTCAACTTGTTTATGAAATCGGGGCTAAAAGCTCGACCATTCACAAGCTGCGAAAGGTAGCTCTTGTTTGAGATTCCCAATTTCTCTCCCAATTCTTGTTGGGATGAGATTATGCCCTGACTTATCAGCCAATGGACTATTGTTTTAATTCGCGTGTTATCAGCCATTTACGATTTTAGATGATTTTTATTTCTAAAAAAGTTTACTAAACATTTGGTGGTGTCAATAAACTTGTTTATCTTTGCACCATAATCAGTTTTGTAATGTCGCAAAGATACAAAAATTTGTGCTTACGGAACACATAACACTATAAGTTTTATAATGGAGAACAAGAAAAAAACAAAGTTTCGACAATTCTATGACGCTCTACCCCCAAAGGCAGAGGTAGCCCCTAAAACGGCTTTCGTTAAGAAAATCGCGGCGATGTGCAAAGTGCATGAGGTTACGGTGCGTTGCTGGATAGCCGGCACTCAAAAGCCGGATGCGCTCAAAACCTCTATTATAGCCCAAGAGTTAGGTATTCCCGAACAAGAATTATTCACATAAAATTGCAACACCGATGACAGGAACACAAATTTACAACACCGTCTGGCTCTGCGTTTGGCTCTTGTGCCTCGCCGGGGCTATCTGGGGAGTATGCGCCGGTAATCCGATGCACTGGCTTTTCGTAGCCGCTTCTCTCTATTTTTCGGGCTTACTCTTTCTCGACAAAGAGGACGGGGAGAGCCTCAAGGATTTGCTTATTCGCAAAATCAAAGCTCACAAAGCGCATAAGGTAGCAAAGCAATGACAATCACAATGGAATTGTACGAACTGAAAACGCTATGCGCGAATATGGCGGCTCTTGGTGTTGCGACCTACCAAAAGGAAGCGGCTCCGGCAAGCGACCTTATTTCTCAACGTGAGGCGTATAGTCAATTCCAAGAGGTGAGGGTTAAACGCTGGGTGGAAAGCGGATTGATAACGCCACAACGTAACGGGTCCGCAAAAAACTCCAAACGCTACTATTCACGCGCCGAACTGATGGCAATCAACAATGCCGAAAGGTTAAACACAATAATTCACAGATAGCATGAAAACTATTAAGCTAAAATCGCTATCGCTCGTAAACTTTAAGGGAGTGCGAGAGTTTCATGCCGATTTCACCAATGCGGTAACGCTGGTATCTGGCGAGAACGGCACGGGCAAGACCACGCTCTATGATGCTTACTTGTGGCTGCTATTCGGAAAGGATAGCGCAGGCCGTGGCGATGGCAACGGGGGCTTTAATGTCAAGACCCTCGACAAGAACGGAAAACCTATCTATCGTCTGGAACACTCCGTAACAGGTGTGTTTGACGTGGACGGGAGAGAGATTAAACTGCAACGCTGCCTTGTGGAGAAATGGAACAAGGTAAATGGCACTACCGAGGAAACGATGAAAGATGAAACACAGTTTTTCATTAACGATGTGCGTTGCGGTACCAAAAAGGAGTATCAAGCCGAAATCTCCGAGATTATCCCCGAAGATGTATTTAGGCTGATAACCAATCCCTACCTATTCCCCCGCCTGTCGGCTGAGGACCAGAAAGAAATGTTGCTCCAAATGGTAGGCAACATATCCGATGACGAGGTGGCCGCTTTAAGCCCGGAATTTATGGCGTTGCTGGACCATATCAACGGCACGTCCTTAATCAAGTACGCCCAAGAGGTAGCAGCCAAGAAAAAGAGTTGCAATGATGCGCTCACAACCATACCCTCAAATATCGAAATGGCGCAAAAGCTAATGCCCGAAGATGAGGACTGGGCCGCGTTGGAGAAAGAGCTTGCCGATAAGAAAAAGAGCCTCGCCGACATTGACGCTCAACTTTCCGATGTGAGCGCAGCGGCCAATGCTGCCAACCAGCGCAAGGTAGAACTTATGCGCTTACAGGGAGAAAAGCGTCTGGCGTTAGGCAACCGTCAGAATGAAATCCGTGTGCAAGCCAATTCCGACCGCAACAAAGCTATCTCCGACTTAGAGGCAATGGAGAGTGAGCTTGCTACAATGGAGCGCAACATTGCCACAAAAAATCGTGAGCTTGAAACCGTGCAAGGCACTATATCCAAGCTCGACAAGGATATTGTAGGCTTACGCGAGGACTTTAAGGCCGTGGCGTTAGAGGTATTCGTTGAGCCGACCAAAGAAAGCCTCGTATGCCCCACTTGTGGCGAACCACTGAAAGGTGATAATCTCGCCAAAACACTTGATAGAATCCGTGGCAACTTTGAGCAGGACAAAGCCAAACGCCTAAAGGAGATACAGGCTCGTGGAATACCAATGCGCAAGTCGCTCGACCAAGCAAAGGCCGATGAAACGCGCCTTACCGGGCAAATTTCAACGCTCCAAGACCGGGTGCTGGAGCTGAAAGGCAAAATCGAATATGCCAAAGCGCATATTCCCGCCGCGCTCAATGTTGAGGAAATAATCGGGGCCGACCCTCAATGCGTTGCGCTTGCCAACGAAATAGAGGAACTGAACAACCAGATTTACGCCGATGTAAAGCCGGCCGACACAAGCGAACTCCAAGAGGCAAAAGCCATGTTGTCGGAAAGTATCGCCGAACTCAACCGCCGACTGGGTAAGCGTGAGGTAATCGCCCGCTGCCGAAAGGAAATCTCCGAGTTAGAGGAAAAGCGGATTGCCAACAATCAAGCCATAGCCGATTTGGAGTGCTGGGAGGACACTTACACGCGCTTCCTCAAAGCCAAAGATGAAATGCTCTATGAGCGTATCAACGGCCTTTTCAAGTACGTTTCTTTCTCTTTCCTCAAAGAGCAAAAGAACGGTGGCGAGAAAATCACTTGTGTATGCACGGTGAACGGCACCCCCTATCCCGATGTGAACGCCGCCGGAAAGCTCAATGCCGGGCTTGACATAATCAACGCCTTATGCGTAGCCAAAGGCTTTTCCGCGCCTATCTTTATTGACAACCGCGAAAGTGTCAATGAGGTAATCCCCACAATCTCGCAGGTTATCAATCTGCGCGTGAGCTATGACAGAACTCTAACAATTCAATAGTTACCACAATGACACAGACAAGACAAGCAGCTCCGATGACTGCACCCGCGCCGGCTCCACAGACGGCACCGGCAAAGAAATCGCCTGTCAACCAGCTTAACGAGGTGCTGAACAATGGCGCAATCAAAAAGCAATTTGAGAACGCCCTCCAGCAGAACGCCTCAACATTTATGGCGGCCGTTCTGGAACTTTTCAGCACGGACGGCAAGCTCCAGCTATGCGACCCTACCCTCGTAGTGAAAGAAGCCTTAAAAGCGGCCGTTCTGCGCCTGCCTATCAATAAGGCTCTCGGACAGGCTTTCATCATTGCCTACAACAACACTGTTACGCTGCCGGACGGCTCCAAGCGCAAGCAGTATGAGCCGACTTTCCAGATAGGCTATAAGGGTTTATATCAACTCGCAATGCGCACTGGTCAGTATCGCATTATCAACGCCGATGTGGTGTATGAGGGCGAACTCAAAAAGAAATCCAAGCTCACGGGCGAAATCGACTTAGACGGAGACCGCAAGAGCGAAACCGTTATAGGCTACTTTGCCTATATCGAATTGCTCAACGGCTATCACAAGGCACTCTATATGAGTGTTGAGGAAATAGCCATACACGCCAAACGCTACTCAAAAGCAATCAAAGGCAATCGTGATGTAACCGTTCAGTCGCTTATGGAACTTTCCAAACTCCCCGTGGTAGCCGATAGCGGCTCTCTGGGCTGGCTCGGAAACTTTCACGGCATGGCGATTAAGACCGTGCTAAGAAATCTACTAAGTAAATATGGCTATCTCTCCGTGGAACTCCAGCAGGCACTTGATAGCGATGACGGGGCCGCAACACAAAGCGTTGTCAAAGCTCCGACCGCCGACACTGCCGGCGCAACGACCGCACAAGCGGTTGACGCAACCACGGTGGAGTATGAGGACATTACCCCTGCCCCCGCTGAGGTTGAGAGTGAGGAAGCCCAAGTAATCGAATGTGGATTTTAACGCGCTCGACAAATGGAACTGAAAGTGTTAGGAAGCTCGTCCGCCGGTAATTGCTATGTTCTCGACAATGGCAAGGAGGCATTGATACTTGAGGCCGGTATTGCTTTTCCGAAAGTCAAAAAGGCTTTGGGATTCAATCTCCGCAAGGTGGCGGGCTGCCTAATCACTCACCAGCACAACGACCACGCCAAATATATTCGTAACATGGTTGATAGTGGAATTACAACACTGGCATTGCCGGAGGTATGGACTGCAAAGCAGGTGGCCGGCTCTCGTGCAATAGCCATACGACCGGGCAAAGGCTACAAGCTGGGGCGGTTTAAGGTGTTGCCTTTCCCCGCATTTCACGATGTGCCTTGTGTGGGCTATCATATCATGCACCCCGAATGTGGCCGCTTGATGTTCCTTACCGATAGTTGCGATTGCTTGCAAATATTCCCGAATTTAAGCCACTTGCTGATTGAGTGCAACTATTCCAACTACAAGTTGCTTGAGGCCGTGAATAAGGGCTACACGCTCAAAAGTCAGATTGAGCGACTGCCTAACTCGCACATGGAGCTTGACACTTGCAAGCGCGTAATTAGTGAGCATGACCTATCGCTCGTTCAGAATATCGTGCTTTTGCACCTATCCGCGCAGAATAGCGACCGAGAGCATTTCATAAGCGAGATAGAACGATTGACAGGTAAGGTTGTGTATGCCGCAAATCCGGGCTTAACTCTTGACATTTCCAAGTATTGATATGGCAAAGGTTATGGTAGAAAAGATAAGCGGGCGTTTCAATCTCCGACCCCTATACGAGTGGTTTGCGCAGGTATGCGATGGACTTTACCATATTGAGGTTAAGAAAATCCGCAAGCCGCGCACCAACGACCAAAACGGTTGGCTCTGGGGTTGCATCTATCCCATGCTTTTAGACGGTCTTTTAGAGGCCGGCTGGGAGTTTACCACGGTGGAGCAGGTGCATGAGTTTTTCAAATCCATTATTGCCAAAGAGAGTGTTGTTAATCGACACACGGGCGAAATAGTGGAATTTCCAAGCTCGACCGCCACAATGGACACCGTGCAATTCTCAACTTATTGCGAAAAGCTGCGGGAGTACGGACGTGAATTTCTCGGTATCGAAATACCAGACCCGGATAAATATTGGCGCACAAATGATACCGGTAGCTGACAACGTAATATCGGAATTGGTAAGACATATTCCGATGATATTAGACCTCTTGCCACCTAATCCGACAAAGAGCCTTAGAGTGGCAAATGCAATACGAATGACTAAAATTAACATCAATAAACTCAAACAATTAGACGATGAGCGAAAACAAAGAACTCAAAATCACAAGCGCGAACTATGAGGCGGCTTATGCAATGGCCGATGACAACACGCGCAAAATTCTCGCTGTTCTCGTAGGGGATAACGAAACAACTGCAACACCCTCCCGACCAGCACCAAGTCTTTCAGACTATACCACAATTCGCTCCTACGAGGACGCTTGCGTTGCTCTTGGCGAAAGTCTGGACGTTGAAAAGCTCGTAGCCGCCGGAGTACCTAACCATATTATCGCCCAAATGAAGCTGGAGCATATTTGCAAAGCTCTATGGGGCGGCGAGAACAAATGCCAGCCCACGGCTGACGGTAGCAAAGTGTGGTGGTACCCGGTAATGGCACTCTGGACCCCCGGCGAAATCTCCAACATGAGCGATGATGAACGGGGTGCCCTCCTGTCTGCCCGTGCGGACTTTGGCGCGGGTGCGGGTTTCGGTTATCTGAATGCGCACCATCGTAGCTCGTGGACGTCTGCGCATGGGGCGTTCCGCTTGTGCCTTGACACCGAGGAAAAGGCAGAATACTTTGGCAAGCAATTCGTGGAATTGTGGGCTGAAGCCTATGCCTACAATTTCACCGTGGGCGGCCACCTTGAATAAACTGCAATTCACCTCAAAAACATAAGAGATATGCAAGATGTAATGTTTCCCAATGACCCGGTTGAAGCTCGTGAGCAAATGCTGCGCGACAACTGCGACCAGATAGAGCCGCGTAGTTTTACGCGCTCTTTCAACCAAGACGAGGTTAACGACCGCCGCGCCGAGCTTGAATCCGTGTCAATCCAAGTGGCAGAGCTTGAAGATGAGCTTGCACAAGTGCGCGCCGACATCAAAGGCCGTATCAAGCCTTTGCTTGAACGCCGAGGTAAGATACTCGATGAGTTGAAATCCCGTGGCGAGTGGGTAACGGCCGACACCTACAAGTTTGTGGACGTTGAAGCGGGTAGAACTGCCTACTACTCCGCTGACGGCTACAAGATAGAGGAACGAGCCATGACACCCGAAGAAAGACAACGTAACATCATTCAGGCTGCGCGCTTTTTGCGCACCGGCACGGATGATTAACAATTCACCAACTTAATCCTTACAACAATGGATGAGAATAACAACAAAATCAATCTCACAATCGAAAACTACACGGGTGAAAAGCCTATCGTGATAGTTTACCGCGAGGGCGTAGCTGGCAAAGTGCTGGATGAGAAAGCCCCCGTAAGTACGGACGTGGCAGGTGTTCTCTCAACACCGCTGGACTGGCTGAGGAAGCGAGTTGACACAATCGAGCAGAAAAAGGCAAAAATTCTGGTGGAGCGTGAAAAGTACACAATCACGCTTATTGTCAACGAAAGCGACCCCTACAACAAAGCCACAATCTCCGGCACCGCCGAACTCTCCGAGGTGTTCAAGAAATTCGGTATCAACGACCCCAACGCCGGCTGGGCACCCGCCAAACTGGGGCAATTCATACGCCTCAATCGTGCTGCCTTTGAGGACAAAGAGCAGTGCATGAAACTCGTATCGGCCCTCAAGAATTTCAAAGCCAACGCCCAATCTCAAATCGAAAAGCAGCATGACCCGTCCGGCTCTCGCGCCGAGGTCTATCGCCAGACGGTAGAAAGCAACCTGCCCAAGTCGTTCACCGTGAAAATCCCTATTTTCAAGGAGCCGGAAAAGACCACTTTCGATGTGGAATTTGACCACTACCTTACGGACGGCGAGGTGTTCTTACAGCTCGTATCGCCCGGCGCAAAGGAAATTTCCGATGAGTGGCGCGACACGGCCATTGACCGAGTGCTGAACGAAATCCGCGGGATAGCCCCCGACATCGCCATTCTGGAGGCGTAAAGACTGCAAATCCCCTATGGCAAACAAGCGGAGCAAATCCCTAATGCCTATTGATACGGGGGAATGGTTAGACAGCCCCCGTATCAATAATCTCTCTTACGAAATAAGGGGGATGTGGCTAACTATGCTTTGCTATCTGTGGGAAAGCCCCACAAGGGGGATTATGGCATATCCCAACGGAAAACTCTACACCAAAGGGCAGATATTAAGAACTCTGGATATTGACCCGATAGCACTTGAAATTCTTGTTGAGAACGGTCTATTGGCGGTTGATGACAAAGGAGCTTACTACTCCCCCGAAATGGTGAGAAAAGAGCGCATAAGCGCAATAAGGCGCACCGCCGGCCGCAAGGGTGGCGAGATAACCATGCGCAAGGTAATTGAGCAACAAGCGGAATTACCCGAAACGCCTGCGCCCGTAATCGTTGAGCCTCCCCCCGAAAACAAGCAAGAGCCGCCACAACCTCAATTATTCGATGATGAGGAATTGCCCCAAGCTCCAGAAATGACCCCGGAACAAAAGGCAAAGGCCGAGAAAGCTAAGAAATACAAGTATGGGGAATTTGTATCAATGACCCGTGACGAATACGCCAAACTCTGCGAGAAATACGGAGAAGAGGCCGCAAAGGGCATGATAGAAATTCTTGATAACTACATAGGCTCAAAAGGTAAACGATATAAAAGCCATTACAGAACAATCCTATCGTGGGTAGCGGATAGCTACTACGAAAAACAACAAAGATATGGAATTTGTAAACCAACAAAATCTCCGACTACCCCAGAATCAGCAGGAGGCACTCCAGCTACTCCGGGATATGCAACAGGAGCGTTACAAGCTCCAGCAGGAACAGGCCCGCAATCTGGTGATGCGCCGGAGGAAGGCTATGCTGAAAGGTTTTAAGTATGACCTTACAGACGAGCAGGAATACCAAGTACACGCCAATATGGTTATAGGCATGGGTAACAACTATATGCTGCGTGAGTTTTCACGTTTCATGGTTGATGAGCATAACAAGGATGTTTTGCGTTTCTTGTTATACTATTTCAACGACTGCCCCCTCGCCGAGCTTGTGTTTCCAAATGAGAACTACAAGATACACAAAAACATACTCTTGATAGGTGAACCCGGAACGGGTAAAACATTGCTTATGCAAGTATTCGCCGACTATCTCCAAGCGACAAGCAACGTGAATCAGTTTCGCAATATCAGTATGACCCAGCTTATGAACTACCACAAGGTTTTCGGGCATATTGACAAGTACACCTACAACGAACTGCAAGGAGCGAGCCGCCAAGAGGCTTATGACGGTGTGGACCCGTATAACATTTGCCTTAATGACTTGGGGCTTGCAACCGAGAATCAAAAGAGTTTCGGTACGTTGCTTACCCAAATAACGGATGAATTTCTCTTTGCCCGTTATGAGATATACCAGCAGCACGGCAAACGCTACCATATCACGAGCAACCTTACTGTCAAGGAGCTTAAACAACGCTTTGAGGGCAGACTTGTTGACCGTTTCAAATCTTTCAACGTGATAGAACTGCACGGGGGTAGCCGCCGGCGTTAATTCTTTTCGCCCTATAAGTGTGTTCACCAAACAGCTTTATAAGAAAATGGAGCATAGATTTAATTACAACTGGACGCTCAAAGACGCGATTTTCACCAAAGACAAAGGCAAGGTTTTCTCTTGCTTTGCTTGTGGTGGCGGCTCGACTATGGGCTATAAACTGGCGGGCTTTGACGTGATAGGCTGTAATGAGATAGATATTCGGGTAATGAACCTATACGAGAGCAACCATCACCCGCGCTATAAGTTTCTGGAGCCAATTCAGACGTTCAAGGAAAGGACTGCATTTCCCGAAGCTCTCTACAATCTCGATATTCTGGACGGGTCCCCGCCATGCTCCGCTTTCTCGATAGCTGGTAGTCGTGAGGAAGCATGGGGCGTTGAGAAAAAGTTTCGTGAGGGGCAGGCTACGCAAGTGCTTGATACACTCTTTTTCGATTTCATCGAGGTTGCGCGTAAGCTCCAGCCGAAAGTGGTAATCGCCGAGAACGTCAAAGGCTTGTTGCAAGGCGATGCGAAAAAGTATGTGCAACGTATCTACGCCGAATTTGATGCGGCTGGCTATTATTGCCAACACTGGCTTTTAGACGCGCAGAATATGGGCGTACCACAAAGGCGTGAGCGTGTCTTTTTCGTGTGTCTGCGAAAAGACCTTATCGACTATGTGCCGCAGACCTACAACCTTTTCGATGTATTGCCTCGTCTGATACTTGATTTCAACGAGCCGGGTATATCATGCGAGGAGGCCGGCCTTACGTTAGGGGACCCGATAACTACCCCGTGCTATTCCGAGGAATACGACCGCCTCAAGAGAGGATTGCCGAAAAAGTATCTCCAATGCGCCCTCGTTCAGAAAACCGACATACACCCCACGTTGATTGCCGGATATAGGACAAAAGCCTCTCCTATGCCGGATTGGGGCAAACAATGGCTCTCAGTGTCGGATATATGCAAAGTATCATCTTTCCCACAAGACTACGATTTTGGCACTCAAAAGCCCGAATATATCTGCGGAATGAGCGTACCGCCAATAATGATAGCCCAGATAGCCACACAAGTTTACGAACAATGGCTAACCAAATTAACCAAGTAAAAATGGAACGCAAGAAAGTAATCCTTACATTGTGCCGGGTATTCCCAGCCACACACTCCAAAAAGGGCATAAATACCCTCTTTGCGGTCAAGCTCTTTGCGGGTCGTAAGATACACACCATACGCGCCGATGAAAAAGGACAATGGGCGCAAAAAGTGGCCGACATCAACGCCGGAAACAAAATCTTATGCGTGAGAGAATGGACGGGCCGACCCTACAACTCCGAGCAGGCCGATATAAAGCAGTTTGTGTCGGTAGGACTGCAAGACATCACCATTACCTACGGAGTGGATGATGAAAAGCCCCAAGCGTGGGTTGACGGCAAGCCAGTACCTATTGAAACTCTCGCCAAGAATGACGGCCTCGAACTACCCGACTTTATAGAGTGGTTTTTCGGGAGTGTTCACACCGGCAATGTGTTCAAGGGCAAAATTATTCATTTCACCGATTTTCGATATTGAGCATGGATAGCTGCGTGATATTGGGCGATTGCAAGTGTTTCAACGCCGACTGTGAAAAGGTTATGGGTAATCTGCCGGATAATAGTGTGGATTTCATATTGTCGGATATTCCCTACGACTTAGACCTTAACGGGGGCGGTGCGCATGGTGATTTCTGCACCCGTAAGCAAATACAGTCGCGCAAAAACAGCTCTCTATATTTCGTGTCGCAAGGCATTGACTACGACAAGATTTTCAGCGAGTTTGAGCGTATTTGCAAGCGCGTGAATATCTGCGTGTTTTGCTCAAACAAGCAGATAGGGCGCATAATGACATGGTGGGAGCAGCGCGGTTATGTAGCAACTCTTTTGGTATGGGATAAGCCTAACCCTATTCCACTCGGTAATGGTTGCTATATCAACAATCTGGAATTTATCGTGTATGTGCGTGAGAAAGGCGTTACATACAACTCTCTCGGATATGATATGCAACTGAAAACCTTTCGCAACCAGCCGCCTCAAGCAGCGCAACGCATACATGAAACCGAAAAGCCCGTAAGCCTGTTGCAACGCCTATTATTGCTCCATACAAGCGAGGGTGATGTAGTCTTTGACGCATACGCAGGCTCTTTCTCGACCGCCATAGCCTGCCACAACGAAAAGCGTAAGTTTATCGGATGCGAGATACTGGAAAAGTATTTTGAGCCGGCCATGAAACGCCTCCGTGGGGCTGTCGCTCAAAAAAGTTTATTCTAACGTACAACAAGTTACTACAATGGAAACTAACTCTACCAAACGCAAGGATATATTTCTTGTGGACCCGCGCAACATCGTGGTTGTGGACGGATTTAACGTGCGCCGAGATTTCGACTTAGACGAACTCAAAGAGCAAATCAAGGGAAAGGGGGTACTTAACCCTATAACCGTTATCGCCTACAAGGATGAAAACGGGGTGGAACGCTATAAACTGGTTGACGGAGAACGCCGCTATCGTGCGACCATGCTTGCTATCTCCGAGGGTGCCGACATACCTTATGTTCCGGCTCTCAAAGCTCCAAAAGACGCAAGCGTGAAAGACCTCTACATTGAGCAGATGATGAGGAACGAGGGTAAGCGGTTTACCGAGCTGGAATGTGCTATAATGTTTCGCCGTTTCAAAGAGGAATTTGGCTATTCGCAAGTGCAAATAGCCGAAACTTTCAAAAAATCCCCGGCTTTCATTAGCAAGTGTCTGGCATTGCTCGACCTGCCTCAATACCTACAAGACAAAATAGCAAGTGGGGAGCTGTCGGCAAAGGCGGCTCGTGAGCTTGCAAGCAGCTACACCGACCCCCACGACCAAGTTAGAGCCGCAAGAACGGCCGTGAGGACTGCAAAGGCCGCCGGACGCTCAACCGCAACCAACAAAGAGGTGCAACGCTCCCTCAAGGATGCAAAGCAAGGTAAAGCTATCGCTGACGCTCTACGAAACATTGCCGCGTATCTGGACGGTGAGCCGACCATTGAGGTTGACACTCTGATAAAGTTGCTCGACAAGCACGGCACACTCCACGCAGCCATGAGAGAATATAAAAAGACAATCACAAGCAAAAACTAATATCGAATGGAACTAAACGAATACCAAGCGGAGGCACTCTCTACGGCTATCTACCCCAACGACAACAAGGTTGAATATCTCGCACTCGCTTTATGCGGTGAAGCCGGCGAGGTAGCCGACAAGGTGAAAAAGATAATCCGCGACCACAATGGAGATTTCTCCGACAAGGACACACGGGACCGAATAGCCTACGAATTGGGCGATGTGCTTTGGTACGCCGCCAATCTTGCAAGGGCAATAGGTTACTCACTTTCCGAGGTGGCAACTCTCAATCTCGCAAAAATAGCTGCCCGTAAGCTCCGGGGTACTATCCACGGCACGGGCGATAACCGATAAACAACATGAAACCGATAGAATTTCCAGAACAGAACGCTATCGCCTCAAGCAAGGATGCGAATGTGCAACCGCTACCCTGTCGCATATCCGAGGACGGGACCCAAGTAATATCTTGCTGGGAGCTGACCGAGGCCGACTTTGAACGCCTCAAGAGAAAGCCACGGATATATGTATCACAAATGACGTATGGGGGTGCTATCCCGCCTCTATTCGTTACGACCGACAACAACGACTTATTCACATACAAAAAGACCGAGAAAGAATGACACAAGACATCAAAGGGGAGTGCATACGCACGAAAAAGCCCCACAAGCCTATACGCCTACCGCGTAAGCTCAAAAAGGACATCATCAAGACATCCGGGCGCGAAGCCTATTGGCAAATCATAGCCGCAATCTATATGCAAGTGCTTATGGGCGGCCCGCAATATATCAAAATCCGCAAGATAAAATGAGCCGACCCTACCAAATCGGGGACATTGTGCGCAACAAAAAGACGGGCCGAGTGGCCGAGGTTTGCGCATTGCCCTATCAAGACCAGTGTTTTCTCCGGGTATTCATACCTTACGCCACGGGCTACAAGGAAAAACGCGCATGGAGGCTTAAAAACATAGAACTCGTAACACCAAACAACAACACTAAATGAAACTATTATTTTTCGACTTAGAAACGACCGGAACACTCGTAAACAAGCATGGAATCCACCAGATTTCCGGCATGGTGGTAATAGACGGAGAGGTTAAGGAAACTTTCAATCTCCACGTCCAGCCCAACCCGCAGGCTCTTATTGAGCCGGCCGCCTTAGAGGTAGGCGGTGTAACCGAGGCTCAAATCAAGGCATACCCGCCTATGGGCGTTATCTACAATCAATTTGTGGATATGCTCTCAAAGTATGCCGACCGCTACAACAAGAAAGACAAGTTTTTTCTTGTGGGCTACAACAACGCCTCTTTCGACAATCAATTTCTCCGTGCATGGTTTATCCAGAACGGCGATAAATTCTTTGGCTCGTGGTTCTGGGCGAATAGCATAGACGTGATGGTTATGGCAACGCCCTATCTCGCCGACCAGCGCGCCGACATGGAGAATTTCAAGCAGGGAACAGTAGCCAAGACCCTCGGCATTGCTATTGACGATAGCAAGCTCCACGATGCGCTCTACGACATAGAGGTGTGCAAGGCTATCTACGACAAAGTTTGCGCCCGCTACTGATATGATACACATTGGCATTGATACCGGCACCCACACAGGCATTGCCGTGTGGGATAGCCGGAGCCAGTGTTTTCGTGCCATTGAGGATGTTGCAATCCACAAGGCTATGGAAATAGTGGCTCAATACAAGGGCATAGCCGAGAGTGAGGGCGTAAGGCTTTATGTGAGAGTTGAGGACCCGCGACAAAGAACGTGGTTTGGTACGGAAAACATGAGCCGCGAGGAAGAGCGTAAAAAACTGCAAGGCGTTGGCTCGGTCAAACGTGATGCGTCTATCTGGGAGGCATACCTCACGGACTTAGGCGTATGGTTTGAAATGGTAGCCCCGAAACGCAATCTTACCAAGATTACGCATGAAACTTTCGTGAACATGACAAAGTGGAAAGGACGCACGAATGAACACAAGCGTGATGCCGCTATGCTCGTTTTCGGGAGATAGTAAATTTTCTCACCTAAAATGTGTTATGTAAACGCATTATTTTGTATCTTTGCATCATTAACCAAGTTAATATTACACGCATGGAAATTTCGACCCTACACGTTGGAGATTATGTTATGATAGCTTGCACCGTTCTGGCGGTGGTGGTTGTCTTATATGCCATTTGGCTTGTCAGAGGGCGCGAGTGGATAGGTGAAAAAGTCGCAAGGCTATTGCCCCACGAAACGCTCTCTAAGGGCGATAAGGCGCATATCTATCTCAATGGCCGCTACAATCGTACCGCGACACTCTCAAAGGTTGTGGCCGATGCGGTGTATATCTACGACAATAAGGTTAAATTGCCTTTGGACTATCGCGCTCGTTTCTATGGAATGGGCGTTGACCGAAACGATGGTAGCCGACTGGTTTTTATCGCCAATCGCCGCCACTATCGCCTTATTCGCGTGGCTGAACTTATCCGCAAGGTGTTCAATCTGGCCGAGGATGAAACAAATCTCAATCCCGATTACTCCGAGGATGAGGAACTGTTAACTGAAAAGGCAGAGGAGGGCGCAGAGGACGATGAAATGTGAGCCAATGAAATATCGCAAGGTTGCCGACCTGCACCCTCTGCCAAACAATCCGCGAACTATCGACAAGGACGGGCTGGCTCGTGTTGTTGATTCAATCAAGCTCAACGGATTTTGGGAACACCGACCTATGGCATTAGAGGAACAGGACGGCCGCCTTATCGTTCTGGACGGGAACCAACGCCTCAAGGCTGTAAAAAAGCTCAAAATTAAAGAGGTCCCGACCGTGCTTTACTCCGACCTCACGGACGATGAGCGCAACGACCTTATCCTACGCTCCAACATAAACAACGGAGAGTGGGATTTTGGCGCATTACAGACTGACCCCGCTTTTGAGGACGTTGATTTTTGCTTTATCGGTCTGGAATTTCCGAAAGAGAGTGCAAGCAAGAGAGGCGGTGCCAAGACTGCAAATGCGGCTCCTTTCGACAATCCCGATGATGAGGACGTGGACGATGACAACGACATAGACGATGAGCAAGGCGATGATGAAGAGGCTGATGAAAAGGAGGCTTTCTATCGCTCCATGCTTAAAGACGTGTTGTATGAGAGCGACAACATCTATGAAATCCCCAATCTCTTGCTTGAAATGCAAGCAGGCAAGGTTGAGTTACCGCTTAATCCGTGGGGAGCGAATAGCCGCCTAAGAAAAGACGTGGCGACTTATCATTTCTATGTGGATGATTACCGCTTTGAGGCATTATTCAAAGACCCGATTAAATTGCTCACAAGCGGTTGCGAGGCCGTGGTTGAGCCTAATTGTAGCTGCCACGACCAAACGCCTATCGCATACGGCATAAGCCTTATCTATAAAAAGAGATGGCTTTGTCGCTATTTGCAAGAGTGTGGCATTAAGGTTTACGCTGACCTCAATGTTGCCCACAAGTTTATCGAATATAACAAAATGGGTATTCCGAAAGGCTACAACGCCTTTTTCACTCGTGGACTGGACGGGTGGATGGAGAGCCTCAAGAGCGATTTGCAAGTGGCGCAGGAAATAAGCGGGCTGGAACGCCCCAATTTGGTAGTCTATGGCGGTGGCGATGAGATAAAAGAATTTTGCCGCCAACATGGATTACTCTATATCCACGATTTTATCAACGCTAAAAAGAAATAACGACTATGGGCAGAAACTCCGGGGGCGTTAATAACTACGCCAAAGCAGGCACAACGGGCATAGCGGTCAATTCCAATGGCCGCAAGCTCACCCCGAAGCAGGTGGCAAAGATGACCGCTACCGCAACGGGCACAAGCTCAATGCAGCACCGCGACATGGAAAAGCAAATCAATCGCGCTATCTCTCGTTATGAGGCAGTAATGGGCGTAAGAGAAAGACACGTCCGCATTGCCGACATATCGGGTGCTTATGGCGTTACCTATATCGGGCCTAATGGCTCACAAGGCATATATCTAAGCCGCCGACACTTTGACACGTCAAAGAGAAAATTTGAGGCCGCCTACAAAGCCTCCAACTACGCCAATGGGTTTAAGAACGTTACCAATCGCGCAGCTCAACACACGGTTACGCATGAATTAGCACACGCCACTTGGACCAGTTCTTACACCTCACCAAAGCACAAGGCCGCCGGCAAAGAGATACAACACCTATATCGCCAATGGAGCAAGGACAAACGCAAGAAAGGCTACGGCTCCTATGGCAAAACAAGTGTGGATGAGTTCTGGGCCGAGGTTATCACCAAAGGCATACATGGAAAATCCGACAAATATACTCGCCGGGCAATTTCGATAGCTCGCCGTTTCAAATTATAACGTAAATTTGCAATATCAAATAAACTACAAGAATGGAAAAAATCGAATTAACACCGCTGGAGCTTTCCATGCTGGAACGAAATCTGAGAGGCGAATTTTTCCCTCCAGAGCAGACCGATGAGGAAAACGCCGCTTTTGCAAGGGTAATCGAAAAGGCCGATACTCTTATGGAAAAGTTGGACGCTTACGATGAGCTTGGCAATAGCCTTATGGAGTGGTACTACAACAAGTACAAGGAACAGGAGGCTAACGCCTAACTCCACACCAACCGCGTAAAGAGCCGGGCAGTTTTCGGCTGTCCGGTTTTCTTTGCAGTCAATGTGTGTTTGACAAACACGGAATAATAAATCAACGGAATCACAACGAATGGCCCGCTTTGAAAAAGGAAATAAACAAGGCAATCGCTTTACGTCCGAGAACCAGCCCAAACGCAAAGGGCGTGGCAAACTCTCCGTGCTTAATTATATCCGGCAGACCACGGGCAAGAGGGTTGACCCGCAGAGCAGCAAAGAGGAAATCTTAAAAGTCATTCAACACATTTACGAAAGCTCACCCTCCGAGCTGGAGCCGCTGATTAAAGACCCCAACGACCCCCACAAGCCCAATCCCAACACTCCGATGTGGGTATTGAGCATAATATCCGCTATTAACACCGATATGCGCTATGGGCGCACGTCAACTATTGAAATGCTTTTTGACCGAGTATTCGGCAAGGCTACGCAGACGATAGAGGGCGAAATCAACACCAATGTTAACCCGGTTGATTTGTCGGTGCTGACTACCGAGGAACTATTGCAATACAACGCTCTTTTGGAGAAAATAAAGACAGGCAACAATGGCAAGGAATAAAGACATATCATTGCCGTTGTCGCTTGCGGTCAAAGTTGAGCTATTCAAACGTGGGTGTTTCGACTTTATAACTTGCAAGGACGGCAAGAGGCACGAAAAGCAGGGGCAGGCTCTCGCAATCCTCACTGACAACGACCATGTAGAGGTGCTGTATGGTGGAGCCGCCGGCGGCGCGAAATCATGGACGGGTGCCGCATGGTTGCTCTTTATGTGTCTTGCCTATCCGGGTACGAAATGGTTTATCGGTCGTGAGGAATTAAAGCGTATCAAGCAATCGACATACATAACATTCAAGAAAGTATGTGCCATGTATGGTTGCACCGAGGAACTTTACAAGTACAACGCACAGGACAACTATATTGAATTTTACAACGGGTCCCGAATAGACCTGTTGGATTTGCAATACAAGCCCTCCGACCCGCTGTATGAACGCTTTGGCTCTTTGGAATTTACCGGGGGCTGGATTGAAGAGGGCGGCGAGGTGAATTTTGGTGCATACGACACGCTCAAAACCCGTGTGGGCCGACACCTCAATTTGGAGTATGGGATTGTGCGCAAACTCTTTATCACTTGTAACCCCAAAAAGAACTGGATGTATGATATATTCTACAAGCCTTATAAAGCCAATCGTCTTGAGGCGTACCGCTACTATATCGCTTGTCTGGTACAAGAAAATCCATACATAGACCCGGCTTATATTGAGGGATTGAAAACCACAAGCGATAAGGTCAAATTTGAGCGATTGTTTAAGGGTAATTGGGATTATGACGATAACCCCAACGCCTTATGCTCTTACGATGATATTTGCGCGATATTCGGAAACAATCTCTCTATCCGTACCGGCAAGTTTTATATCACTGGCGATATAGCACGTTTCGGTGCCGACTATGCGCGTCTGGCCGTTTGGGATGGCTATCATATAATAGATTTGATGTGCTTTCCTAAAAGCAAGCTCACCGATATTCAGCTATGGATAACGACCAAGCAGCGCAAATATCGAATACCCAAGCATAGGTGCATTGTGGATGAGGACGGCGTGGGCGGCGGCGTGGTTGATAATTGCGACATACAGGGCTTTGTCAATGGTGCTTCGCCTTTCGCCGGCGAGAACTACCGCAACCTACAAACTCAATGCGGCTACAAGCTGGCTGAACACATTAACGCCAATGAGGTAGGCATTGATGAGGAACTTGTGAGCCAAGCCGACCGAGAGGAAATCATAAGAGAGCTTGAACAACTGCAAACGTGGAAAGGGGATAGTGACGGCAAGCTCCAATTAAAGCCCAAAGAGGAAATAAAACTTGATTTGGGTTGCTCCCCGGACTGGCGCGATATGCTTTTGATGCGTTGCTGGTTTGACTACAACGAAATCGACATACCCGAAAACATAGAACAGATATTAGGTTTAACGTAACATCCCGATATTATGAGTTTAATTCAAACAATCACCAACAACATTAAGGCGGCTGTCGGCTACCAACAGAGCTTTGATGAGTTGCTTGCGTCTAATGACGTAACACGGGCCGTTGCAATGATGACCGCACACTCCGAGAAAGCGATGCGCCACTTGCAAGAGTACGAGATAAGCACTCACAAAGTAATGGAGCGCAAGGATAGGGCCGTGCTTGATAGCAAGGGTAATTTCCTGCGTTGGAGCAAGCGCAACAAAATTCCTATCCCCTACCAGAAATTCATCAACGAAATTGCGCTGGTATTTCTCTACGGCCGGCCCGTGAAATGGACGCAACTTTCAGAAAACACCGATTACGCATACAACTTTTACAAGGAGCTTATGCGTGAAATTCGCTTTGATAGCTGCGTGAGGCAGGCTAAACGTGCCGCCGGTGCCGAGGGTGTGTCGGCTATCCTGTATCACGTTTACCGCGAGGAAGCGACCAATAAGCCCAAACTCTTGCTTAACGTGTTGAGCAAGAAAAGTGGTGATGACATATACACGATAAAAGACCAATACAAGCGTCTGCGCGCCTTTGGCTGGGGCTACTATCTCACCGAGGAGGGAAATCGCACCGTTCACCATATCGACATATACACGGCCGATACTATCTACCGTTGCAAGCAAGGCTCTTTTGGCTGGGAAGTGGAACGCCGACCCAATCCAATAGGGAAAATCCCCGTGTTGCTTTTTGAGCAGGAGCCGGAACACTCCGATGTGCAACCGCTTATTGAAAAGGTTGAAAACTCCGAGAGTGTGGAGGCTGATGTTATCGACCGTTTCGCCAACCCCACAATGGTAGCGACCGCCGAAATACTCAACTCCCTACCCAAGCAAGAGGAAGAGGCGAAATTGCTTATCCTCAAAAATGGCGGCAATGTGTCTTACCTCACATGGAATGAGGCAAGCGAGAGCAAACGCAACCAATTTGAGCGACTGGATAAGCATATTCTTTCCAAGTCGTTCACGCCCAACATTGATTTTGACAACATGAAAAGCCTCGGCAACCTGTCGGCAAAGGCTATCCGCAAAATCATGTTGCTGGCGATAATCAAGGCCGAAAAACATAAGGAAAAGCACGATGAGTATATGAACCGCCACGCCTCCCTTATGTGTGCCATAATGGGAAATGTTCTTGACTACACCCACAAGGCCGAGCATGACGCACTCGACTTAGGGCATGAATTTCAAGAGCCTTTCGGCGATGACGTTAGCGATATGCTGGCCGACATATCCAAACAATTCAACGATGGCGCGATGAGCCGTGAAACCTATGTGGAACTGTCTTACTTAATCAAGGACGTTAAGACCGAGTTGAAACGTATCAAGAAAGAGCAAGCGGAAAATATGGAGCAGCAAATGGCATTACGGCGCATGGACGCTTTTGAACCCACGGACTAATGGACTACACTACAAAATTCAATCCGGGCGATGAGGTTTGGACTATGAGCCAAAACAAGCCCCACAAATTCCAAGTGGCAAGTGTGGAAATAACGCTCACTGCCCCTAACTCTCCGATGCGAGGACGCACCACCGAGGTACTTGTTGAGCTTATCAACACGGCCCCGCGAAACAATCCCCAACGTCTGACATTTGATGCGAGGGGTTGCTTTGCGACCAAGCAGGAACTAATAGACCACCTTTTCAACTCCACCAATGGCTAAAATAAAACTCGTACCCGGAACCGCCGGGATGTATTCTTTCTTTTGCCCCGGCTGTGGGAAAACTCACGCGGTTTATACCAAGCAAGAGAACAATCAAGAACACCCTATTTGGGGGTTTAATGGCGATGTGAATAAACCCACTTTCACGCCGTCTGTCGCTGTCCTATCAACCACAAAGATAGCCGGCGTATATAGAGAAACACGGTGCCACTCTTTCATCCGAGAGGGCAGAATTGAATATTTGCCCGATTGCGACCACAAATTAGCAGGGCAGACTATTGAAATGGATGAGGTGTAACTATGGCTAAGAAAGCGACCACCAAGCAAACGGAGCGACCAGCCTACACCTGTAAGGACTGCAAACACTCGACCGACTGGCACAACAAAGGAGCAGACGGCAACATGATATTTTGCCGGTGCCAATTCCAAAAGTGGTGTAAATTCCTCAAATACGATTATTGCGACCATTTCCAAAAGCGATGAGCGAGAAAGCAAGAAATACGAAATTCATTAAACGTGTCTGGCTCAACGAGCCGGATTCGCCCTCAAGCGGGAGTGTCGTTGCTTATGACGGTGATGTAATTGACTACGATAACCAACCGTATCAATCCACCTTTTTGCGCATGTCTGACTGCCACGTTTCGGCAAACATACATAAGGCAGTCTATGACAGCGACAAGGAATTTATTGCCAAAATGAAGCGAATACGCGATGTTCTCGATGAGTTTATAACCCACTTGGAAAACGAATATAACGACTAATGGCAAAGCGGAAATACATAGATTACAAAAAGCTCAATTCCGAGTTATTCAAGCGCACCGAGGGCTACGCCGCCAACGTGGGGGCTGTCTATCGGTCTGCGCTCACTGAAATAATTAACTTGGTAAAAGGCACGGAGCTTGAGGCGGGTAAACCGTTCTCTTTCTCCGAGTATGGCTATTCCGATGAGGTTACGCCAATTCTACGCTCTATGTATTCTCGCGTTTACCAGATAATCCGTACCGGGGTAGAAAAAGAGTGGCTAAACGCCAACGAGCATAACGATGGACTTGTCAAGGCTATATTTGGCGAACACTCGATAGAGGATAACCACTTTGCCCGATTCTTTCAACGCAACATGGACGCAATGAAAGCGTTTTTTGCGCGTAAGACCGGCACGGGGCTTAATCTCTCTCAAAAGGTATGGAAATACACGGGAGTTTTCAAAGATGAGTTAGAGGACGCTTTGGATTTGGCTATTGGCGAGGGAACTCCGGCTAATAGACTTGCCACTCAAATTCAAAAGTATCTCAACGACCCCGACCGCTTTTATAGGCGTTTCCGTGTCAAAATCGGCGAGAACGAGGACGGCACACCTAAGTATGGGCGCGTGTGGAAAAGGCGCGTCTATGACGCTGAAAGCGGGTCCTATAAATGGGTTGATGATGACCCCCGCAAGTATCACCCCGGACGTGGTGTATATCGCAGCTCTTACAGGAACGCGCAAAGGCTGGCGCGTACTGAAACAAATATCGCCTACCGCACTGCCGACTATGAGCGTTGGCAGCAAATGCCCTTTGTTATCGGCATTGAAATCAAGTTGAGCAACAACCACCCGGAGCCGGATATTTGCGATGACCTAAAAGGCATATACCCCAAAACATTCAAGTGGAGTGGCTGGCACCCGAATTGCCGTTGCTATCAAGAGCCGGTATTGGCAAGCCCCGCCGAGCTTGATAAGATGTTGGATAACATTCTGGACGGGACCGACCCGGCCGGCGTTGATTGTGCCAACGAGGTAACGGCCGAGCCGCCGACATTCAAGGCGTGGGTTAAGGACAATGAGCAACGTATCGACAAAGCGACCGCCGCCGGAACTCTGCCCTATTTTATCAAGGACAACCAAAAGGCGGTTAACAAGATTCTCCACGGACTAACCCCGGAACAGCAGACGGCCCGGTCTATGGGTGATTTGCTTGATGACCCTATGGGCTTGCTGGCTCAACATGGACTTGAAAGCCTCAAGCAGCTTTACACCGCCGTTCAATCCAAGCTGGGGCAGATGTTGACCGGCTCTCTTGAACACCAAGCCGACACCCTCAAGTTTGAAATTGACTGGGTAACGAACCACAAGAAATATCCGACTTGGGAGGGAGCAGCCGACGCATATAAAAAGGCTCTACGCAATGTTGAGCTACAAATGCGCCGTGAGCGTATGGCCGCCGACATTCAAGGCGTGGAGGCTTTTGTCGCGTCTAACAACGTGGATAAGGTCAATGCGCTCTTTCCACAACTCAAAGCGGCTTATGACGCTGGCGATGTTGACACGGCTCTTAAATTGTTGGGCGAGGCTCAAAAGGCTATTGAGGAATACAAGAACGAGCTTTTAAGGCAAGGGCTTAACAGTACGACCAAATTAGAGAAATATTGCGACAAGCATCGTACCTTTGAAAGCAAGGTCAAGAGCGATAAAACCTTTGAGCCTTTCCAAGACAGGATGATTGCCGATTGCGCCCCGGCATGGCAGGCCGGCACAACCGAGGCAAGGCAAGCAGTAAGCAGCTACACCAACGGCACCTATGACACAATCAATCGCTCTTACTGGCGTGATAAACGCGCACACACGGACGGTACGCTTATGGATAGTATTCTTGACGGTTGCACTCTATCAAAGGACACTGTGCTTAGGCGAGGTTGCGACATGGCAGAAATGGGGTCTATCTTTGGCGATGACTTTTTGCGCATGGTACGGGCCGGCGATATTGACGGCCTAAATGCAGTCGCTGGTTGCCGAGGTATCAACGAGGGCTTTATCTCCACCTCTTTTGATATGAGTGGCGGTTTCTGGAAAAGCGTAGATTTGCGCATCTACGCTCCGAAAGGCACACAAGCCCTCTATGCCAAGCCAATATCTGGCTTTGGTGATAGGCACGGCGCAGGCTGGGACGGGTCCACGGCAAGCCGCACACTCGCAAAGGGTAGAGAGAACGAGGTTATTGTGCATCGTGGCTATGAGTATCGCTTTATCAAGGCTGAGGCTGGCGGGAAAAAAGGCAGCTCAATAACTATCTATGTTGAGTTATTGAGCCGCGATAAGAGATTGGTTAAGTGATAGGGCTTAGAGCGCGAAATACATTGCTTGAAAGTCTATATCATCTCGCTTAATCTTTTGGAGTTTGTCGAAGATAGCGAGCTTGTAAACCTCTTCGGCTTTCTCCGCTTTGTCGGCAAGCTCTTTGGGGCGTGTGCGTTTCCATGTATCATACCACCACTCAAAGCCGCGTACAACGGAATACTCCGCATCCCATATCTGGAATTTGAGGTATTCGTTAGCCCATTCGGATGGCTTTACACTGTCTGGGTCGTAGGGGTTTTTATCGCCCCCTTTGTAGAGCTTGCAAAGGCTCTTTACCATTTCAATTATGTTGCTCTGTGCCATATCGTGTTCTGATTTGGGACTCTCTTTTTAGCTCTTGCGCATAGATAGCGATTGAGCATATAAAATCATCATATAGAATGTTGCCACTCTCTATTAGTGCTACAATTTCCCGTGGGTCTTTCCGCAATACCCCTTTGAGTATTGCAATTATAGGAATCCCGGAATTTGCGTATATGCGCACCACATTAGGGGTTAAAACTCCAAGTGATTTAGTTAGTTTCAAATTCTCTAACAACACACCCATGTTAGCGGGTACAACGCCATAAGAAACAATATCGTGTAATAGAATTTCAATTATTTTCATACGCCATAGAATAGGTGAATTACATCTTGCATTGATTTAGGTAGGTATTGCATTGCCCTTTCTCCGATATGCCACGGAACGCCCCACCGAGCCTCGGCGATTGAGCCGACAATGGCAGCTATCGTATCACTATCGCCACCGAGCGCGATTGCATTTCTTATCGCGTCCTCATAATCGGTTGAGCCGGTTATGATGTTCAAACAGAGAGGCACCGTACCCATTGCCGTTTCATCAAATTTACCCATTGTAGCAAGAGCCGTGGAAAAATCGGGATAATACGAATTTGTGATTGAAAGAAATTCTCTGGGAGTGCCGCCGGTACGAAAATGCCAAATAGCGTGAGCCACGGCCTTTGCTCCCTTAATGCCCTCCGGGTGATTGTGTGTCGGCAATGCAGTCTTTTCAGCCTCCGCCAACACATCATCGAGATTGTCAAAAGCCCATGCCACGGGGCTAACTCTCATTGCGGACCCGTTGCCAAAACTGTTGTATGGCTGGGGATTGTTGGAGTTGACCCATTGACCGAAACGGCCGCCATAACCGCCCATAGGGTTAGGGTATGAACGACACCAGCGCAATAGGCTCTCTTGATAGCTACTATTGCGTAATATCGCGTCCGCAATAGCCACGGTGCATATTGTATCATCCGTAAAGCTACAATCCTTGTGGAATAGCTTAAAATCTGTTTTGTGCGTATTGTTGAACTCAAAGCGAGAGCCAACAATATCTCCTATGATTGCTCCTAACATATCAATTCTTTTTTAGAATTTCTATATACCCTCTCTTAATGCCCCACAAGCAAAGAGAATATAAAGCGTCTATAAGCTCCGGGGCCGATTCCTCACCTATCACATCATCGTCCTTATCATAATCCAGATATTGAGCGACCCATCTATGCCCGGCAAGCTCAAAATAAATGTTCAGATAAGCCTCTGCATTGGCAAATGCTTTTCTTTCGGGCAAAAGAGAAAACAAATCGTTGAGGGTAAAAATTCTACTTTCCTCAACATAGAATTGACCGTTGACACAATCCCTTACTGTCTGTGTTTCCTCTCCATACACATAAGCGTATGTGCCGTTAAAATCCAAACGAACCATCCCCGCCTTTCGGGGACTTATCCCACATTGAATAAGTTTATTCGCCTGTTCTGTTGTCAGCTCGGTTTTCATTTCGTTTCCCTCTATTGGTTGACTTGGTTAATAATTCTCTCTTGCGGATTGTGGCTAACGCGCCGTGGTAGGTGTCGGCTCCGCAAAACCTATTCCAAAGTGTCGCTAAACTTATGCCGACAATCTCAATAGGCAGCGTATCGTAGATAGCGGCCGCACTCCCGAAATAGTAGTTGCGCCGGCCTTTGTATGGCTCTTTCAGCTCAACGTGGATTACTTTGCGTGTCTGGCTCATGCTTAAATGGTTTTATCGAATACTCGGTGGTATAACCGCCAGTTTCATTTTTATATACACGCTTATAGTAAGTGGGTATTCTTGTCATAAGAATACCATTCACTTTGACTACACGCCCCAAATATTTTAGGCGGCTATCGTGAAATATCACTCTATGTTCTTTCTTGGGTCTATCCATTTTGTCTTGTTTGTGTTCTACAAACGCAAAATTACTAATTATATTTAATATAACAAACTTTCGGAGCTATTTTCTTTTGTTAGCCTCGTTATCTTGTGAGCTTAACAAGGCTTTGAGCCGCTTGTTTTCCTCTCTAAGCCTTTTATTCTCTCGTTGGAGCTTATCTATTTGCTCCGGGTATGATAGCGGAGCATTGCAAGTGCATTGCGATATATCGCCACTTACAGCCACCGCCATACACCCCGGAATAAGGACACGCCCAACATCGCGGACATTTATGTAATGGCACTTATCGCTCACTTTGTTTGGTTTTTACTTTACGAAAAAAGCGAGAATCCGGCTCGGTTTGAAAGTCGTATTCCTTACCTACTACAAAAAGCCTCTTCATTGTTAAGTATGTATAATCTATCTGACAGCACTCTTTAATGCAAAGGTATTTCATAGCTTTTGGTCTTGGGGAAATTCATTAAACCGGCGGCATATCTCTTGGCACAAGGCATTGGAGCTTTCTACATTGCCGGTGTGGATATTGGCGATTACCATGTTCCAGCCGTCTTTGATAGCCATTTCCGCGTCTATCTCATCGGGACCGCAAATGCGCCGACCTCTTGCTGGAATACATATAAGCTCCATATCCTTTGTGTCGATAGAACCGCTGGCATATCTCCATTTGATTTTTATTTCCATATCATTTAGGGTTTATGTTTACTTGGTTAATGATTACCCACACGCCGCCCAAACAGAACGCCACTTGCGCCGCCTCAAGCTCCTTTGCAGTCAATTCTTGTCGGCATGGATTGAGCATTTCACGAGCTGCGGCATTAAGTCGCTCTATCGTTTCCGGGTTGGCTTTGGCAAAGCCTTCCACGAGCGCAACAGTTTCATTCTGTGTAGCCGTAACCGCCACTCCGTTTATTGATATAGACTTTCATAGCTTGTTATTTATTTCGTTTCCTTGTTTCCTTGCGGTGTTCCGCATCATAAGAGTTGTGGCATTTCTGACACAATGCCCGTAGGTTGCTGGGGTCGCAGTTTTCGGGGGTATGGTCTAAATGCGCTATCGTGAGGATGATTTTAACCTCTTTGCCCGTATTGGGGTTGAGCCGCATAGAGTAGTTTTCAACTCCGCAAAACTCGCAACAATTGTGCGCACGTTCAAGTATTGCCTTGCGTATTTGCGGCCAATTCTTAGGGTATCGTGCGCGATTTTCGGGCTTGATTGGCATATTAGCAACGCTCGTAATATCGTCTTACTGTATCATCAAGTAACTCACGCATTTCTTGTTTTGTAGAGTCTATGCTATGCCCGTCAAGAGGCACGGCAAGAGAATAGATAACCTTGCGCACACGGCGTTTGAGTATGCGCGTCTTGCGCATATAGAACACCTCGCCCAATACGTTAGGCTCTACGGTATTGGTCTGGAGATTGTGAACGTAGATAACGCCCACGGCTGAAATGAGTTGTTTTTTCATCTTTCGGAGTGTTTTTGTTTTGAAATATTCTGATTCATAACCTATCCTTATTTTTAGTTATCCACTCTGTCAAACTGCCCTCTCGTTTATCGGTTTTCTTGCGATTGATATAATCGGGGCAATAAGACGTAGCGGATGCTTTTACGTTTTCATAGTAGCACCAATTACATTGCCACCACCAACAATTCTTACAATACCCGTGGTTCATCAGTAGTAAAGCTCTATTGGTTTGCGTAAGTCGATTGAGCAGCCTTTGAGCGTGGAGTTGAGCGCATCACCGAGGCGAGAGAAATAGCCGTACACGAATTGCGGCGGCTGTCCGGGTAGATTTTTGTTTCTCACATCGCCATACTCCGAGGGTATCTGTTCTACGCTATCAAAGTTTTCATAGAGGATAGCCTCACTCATTTTTGCGTCAAAGTCAATCATCAGAACACACTCGTTTTGGTCGGTACGGGGATTGTGGCGGCTAAACTCAACATGGTAATCCGGGTGCGCCGTTGGTGCTGGACCGGTAAGGTCGTGGCAGACGCACATCGTATAACCTTTGGGCGCGAGGCGATTGTTGAAAAAAGACTTGCAACGATATACAAAATCTGCATAGCACATTCCACTCTCCGGCTCTGTGCCAAGTGGTTTGTAATGTCCGCAACGTGGAGCTGTCAGCTTGGTATCATGTAGTGTGGCAAAAGCTGCGCATTGGCATTTATCGCCATTAGCGTAGCTATATGCAAAGAGCCATTTGCACCCGCCGCATCTATCCTTGAGGGTTGTTGATTTATTCATTGTCATTAGGGAGTTGTGGCAGGGGCTGCCAGTGGGTAACTCGTGAGGCTGTGTTCTGTGCGCTCCAATACCATACGCCGCTTTGCGCCTGTCCTAAGAGCTTTGCTATCCTTATCATGGAGCGACCGGCACCACTCTCTACGATAAGGACGCGAGTTTTGAGTGGCGGGAGTGCCTCGCTTGTGCTTATCCAGCCGTTGCAGTTTTTGTTGTCGGTCTTGCTCATTTCGGATTCCGTTTATAGTTATCACATTGGTATCGGCCGCGAGTGAAATACTTGTCGAGCATGGAGCAATACAAGGTTGCTCCATATATGCGGCAGTGCTGACAGTTTCGGCAAAGGGGGATTTTAGCCATTGTTCTTTTCGGATTTTAAGTAGCGTTCACACTTATATTTGTTGTTTTGTTGCGTCCGGCACCGATAGGAACAAAAGTAGGAGCTACCATATCGGGACCCGTGGCGGCACGAGGCGCATAGGGATTTACTTGTTGCCATTGCCAGCCTCCTTTCTTGCCTTGTGAACGCCTTGCACATAGCCTCGCTCAACTCGGCGTATGTCGTTATACTTTGCTTGCGCCGGCGTTTCTATCACTCTTGCTGGAGTGTCTAAGAAACGAATATCGCGGCCCGTGCGCTGTGCTTCCTCGGTCAGCACTTTGCGGATTGCATCTTTGAGTATTCCCATTGTCGTATGATTTATTTGTGTAACTCTGAATTTGGTACGCTGGCAAGATTTAAGAGAAAACCTATCTTAAAGTAAAAACTAAGCGAATCAAATCCCCAGCGATTGATTATTCTTATAAGATTTTCAAGTGCGCTCGTGCCAACGGGGTTATACTTGGCTATGATAGGAGCAAAGTTTAATCGCTCCGTGGGCGATAGAGCCAGAAAGTCGGATATATCCATTGTCGTAGCGTATTAGTCGGTGATACGATAATAGTAAGCGTATTCATCGCCCTCAAGGTGAGAGCTGGCGTATTCGTCTGCCTGTTCCCATAGCTCGTTGTAGATATAGGCTAACACGTTGTGTGCGCCTTTCTCCGGGTTGTAATGGTAGGCTATTTTGTGGTTGAGTACCATTACAAGCTCGGTGAGGTATTTGTAGTTGCCTTTCCATTCCGCAAAGGCACGTTTGAAAGTGTCGCGGATTGCGGCGGGACCGAATTTGTCGGCAATAGAAAAATCTTGCCAGAACGTAGTGATAGGCGTGTAGCCTAAATCCTCGGCCATAGTCCAGCGTGGGATTTTGAGAGTGAATTTGAGTTTTTTTGTTTCCATATTCTTGTTGGTGTTGCGTAGTTTATTGGTGTAATAGTATATCTACATAAAGTCCATAGCCATTAGTTGCCGATTTCAGCCCATATTTTTTAGCTATTTCGGCTATATCATTGCGAAAGACTATCATGTTAGTTGTCTTATTCAAGCGTATGCGTATTTCGGCATATTTCACCGTATAGTAATCACTTGTTATGCTCGCATTGAATTTATCCGCAATGTGAGCGCGTATTTCATTGATTGCGTTATTGAATTTATTATTGGTTTCCATTGTTGCGTGGGTTATGCGTTAAGGGTTAAGGCTGTTTGTGGAACACATATCATGGTAAAAAATTTTCCGTCTTTGAGGTAATCAACATCATACTCTACCTCAAAGGTGCATACATTGTAATCCCACCCGGCGATTGTTCCTATCACCTTTGCACCATTGCGACGAGTTACTATTACCTTATCGCCTTTGCTGAATTTATTGGGAGTTGCCATAGTTTATTTGGGTATATTAGAGTTGGTAAGGATAATGCCAGTGTAATCATCGCCATAAGGGTTTGCTTCGTACTCATAGCTTGTTACGGGCCATATAGCATGACCGTTGCAAATTCTTACTGTTGCGTTATCCGGGAGATACTTGATAAGCTCTCTCAATTCGGCGATTGTCAATTCTTTATCCATTTCTTGTAGAGTTACTTGTTAGGGGTGATTAAAAGCATATCGCGGAGGCCGTCAACGTAGGCGGCAAGCTCTTTGAAAGAGCGTCCAGACGTTAGGGCTATCGGATTATCGTTATAGCTTACGAAATAGCCCATTTCGTTTTTGCCGATTGTAAGCGTTGCGTTAACGCGCTCTCCATAGATATTGAGGCGTTCTTGGAGTGCCTGTCTATTTGTCTTTGCCATTTTCTTGTAGTTTTATCGGTGTTGCTTTGGTGGTTTGAGTTTCTGTGTTTCTCAAACACATTGCAAAGTTAATGTGTTTTATTGAATACACCAAATATTTTGGCAATTATTTTTCGGAAAAATTTACCCAGTAAATTTAACTCGCTGAAAATTCGGAGATTTACCCGGTAAAAATTTTCTGTGTTTTATAAACACATATTGCAGAAATTAGCTATCTTTGTGCCTAAGAACTGAAAAGCCAATTATTAACCCCCCTTCCGGGACATAACAACAACCGATATGAACAAAGCACTTAGGGCAAAAGTCAAGGAAAAGACTAAGGACACCCGCCTATCGGAGAAGTACCTCGATAAGCTAACCGAGCAGCTCGGTGGAGGCATTGAGGATGATTCTACCGATGAGGAGGCAATCGAAAAGACTGCAACCCTTATAGCTGATGTAGCAACCGAAACTCAGGGTGAGGCTACACGCTGGGCGCAGAAAGCAAAGGGCAATGGAAAGACCAAGCCCGCCAAAGATGACGATGACACGGACGATGATACGGACGATGACACCGCCACCAAAGGCACAAAGGGCAAGGGCAAGACAAAGCCCGGTGATAACTCCGATGAGCGTATTGCCGCAATGGAAAAAGAGCTGAACGACTTGAAAGCTGAACGTAGCCGCGAGGCGCGTAAGGCTGAAATCAACGCAGCTTTTGAAAAGCACAAAATCCCCGCTTTTCTCCGCGACCGCCTCGGCAATTCCATTGCTGATGATGAGGACGTGGAAACCGCCGTGGCAGCACTCCGACAGGATTGTATCACAAACGGCCTTATTTCCGACAAAGCCGAGGGTGCAAAATCGGCAAGCGAAAAGCAGGTTGACGAAGCCGCTGACGCATTGCTGGAAACAATAACCGCTAAATAAAAATTTTTCAAGATGAAACGCAAGACAGCCTCCTTTGTGGGTACGCGCCCGATTTTTACGGGTAGCCCCTCAATCGTTATGGGCGGTTTTAACCTTGATGTTACGGGGCAGAAATTCCGTGTCGGCGATGTTATCCCCGCCGGAACGCTTGCCATTCGTAATGAGGAAACCCGTCTGGTGCAGGTTATCAAGACTGCAAAGGTCGTAGAGGTGGATGCGGAAAACTCAAAACTCGTTACCCTGTATGTCGATGAGTTTTATGCTCCGTGTTTCGCCGAGGGCGAGTTTGTGGGTATCGCCGGCGCAGATGCCGTTGCAATCGCCTCGGCTCCCAAAATCTCCGCCATTGAGGAAAAGGGCAACATTTACCGTATCACTCTTTCCGCTGCCATTACCGGGCTGAAAGCCGGCGATGTGCTTGTGGAGCTTGTGAGCGATGGTGCCGCTACTCCCAAGACCAAAGAACGCGGCCTCGCAAACTCAACCACTATCAAGGACGTTGTGGTGAGCGAGTTTGAAACCGCCATTGACGTAACCGCCGACACCATGCAATACGCGCTCTACGAAAGGCGTGTATCGCCTATCCCCGACAGCCAGAAAGACGAAACCGGCGCTTTCCTCAAAGCCAACCCCCACGTCAAGCTGACAAAATCGCTGTAATATCAACACAAAATTTTAATAAACCATGCCTACAAAGTCAATTTTTACAACTTTCACTGGCTTGCATAAGGCCGGCTCTCCGCTGGACTTACTTGCAACGTGGCGTAAGACCTTTGACAAGGCTTCGGAGCGTGAGGTTGCTCTTTTCCAAAAGATGTATACCGATGGCTGGTTTACCTACAATACTCCGCAGATGTCGCTTACTGCCGAGGCTATTGTCGGTAAATACCAGATACGTTTCATGGCTACGCTCTTGGGCGATGAATCCCCCTCGCCCCTGCGCCGGTCGGACGGCTTCGATGTCTGGACAAAGGAAATTCCCCGTGTCGGCCAGACTTTCGTAATGTTCGCCCGCGATTATCGTAAGCTCATGGAGGTTTACGAGAATCCCCGCCTCAAGGAGGCCGACAAGGTTAAGCAGATTGAAAAGACGCTCACACACCAGATGCAGGACGCATATCTCGGTTGCAAGGACGTGATGGACTTTATCGTTCTCATGGCTTTCTCCAACTGGGGCGTGGCTCAATTCGTACCCGCTATCAACAACCCCGGCGGCCGTGCCTACGAGGTGGACTACACCATGCCGGACGCAAACAAGCTCGTGAGCGTTCTGAACTGGACCACTGCAAACACAAAGGCCGGCAAGCTCAATCCTATTCTTTTCCTTTCCGTCCTCTGCGCCGCACTCCGCGCTCGTGGTATCGAGCCGGGCGAAATCCTCATGTCGCAGGAACTCGCAACATGGCTGCGTATGGACAGCACAACTCGCCTGTTAGCACATGGTACCGACAAGCAGGCGCAGACCGTCACCAAATCGGAATTTTCCGCGTTGCTGGAAGAAAACGAAATCCCCCCGATTACCGTTATCCAGCGCAAGATGGGTATCTCCCCGGACGGCAAGCGTCAAGCTATTGAGCCGTGGAATCCCAACTTTATCGCAATCAAGCCCGCCGGCGTTATCGGCGAAATTCAGCCCGCTATCGAGGACTCCGAGCTTATCGAGGAAGAGAATGTGGACTATCTCAATGCCGGCAATGGTATTCGTATCTCCAAGTGGCGCACAGGTGCATCCACGGGGCAGACCGCCGGCGAATACACCGAGGGCGCGGGCCGCTTGCTGCCCCTTATCACCGAGATAGGGCAGATTGTTTGCTTACAGGTACGCGGCTTAGAGGAAAAAGAGGTTGCCGCCGATGCAAACGGCACCACTACCTACTACCGCACCAAAGCCGACTATGACGCTGCCGTAGCCGCCGCCTCTCTTGAAACTGTCTAAGCCTTTGCTTTGCTATGAAACTAAGAGTAATCAAACCTTTCAATGGCAAAGCAGAGGGTAAGACCCTTTGCCCCGGCGAGTTTATCCAGAGCAACGATGTTGAACGCATCAACGCGCTTGTAGGGCGTGGCTTTTGCGTTATCGTTGCACTGGATGACGCGCCGACTGCCTCCGAAACCGCCCCTACAATCCCCGTAGAGGTGGTAAGCGACCATGTAGAATTTCAAGGGAAACGCTATCACATAGAAACCATTAAGGCCGCACTGGGCATTATGGGTATTCGTGTGGCTCACAACGCCAAAGAAAAGGCCGTGAGCAACGCTCTTTCGGCTCTCAACGATGAGCAGGAGCAGACCCTTTCCGAAATGCTCAACAACAACGAAACCGCCGACCCCAACCCCGAAAAGGAGTAAGCTATGGAGATAACCGTTCTTGAGGCATTAATGGCCGAGCTGGAGCCTTACACCGCCGCACAGGTGGTATGTAAGAAAGCCCTTATTGACGCTGGACTTTCCGAGGTAGCCAACGACACCCCTTATACATCCGACTGCAAAAAGATAGTGACAACCGCCGCTATCAAGGTGCTTAAAAAGTTTCTGGTGTTAAGCAGCGAGAGTTTAGGCAAATCCTCACAGTCTTACGACACTAAGGAGTTGAGAAAGCGTATCAAGGAATTGTGCGCTGATGCCGGACTTGATGCCGATGAGATTTTGGAAATCCCCACAATCACGGACGGCTCTATGTATTGGTAGGATATGAGATACAACGGCTCTTTTGACTATTGGCATGGTGGCGAGGTTTTCACAGACCCCGCAACCGGCTTTACTGTTCAAAGCGACATTGCCGCTTTTGAAGAGGGTTGCGAGTGCCAGATTGATATTTCTATTCCTGCCAAGCACTACATAGGTACTGACGGGCAAGAATACACCTACACTTACGATGTTTTCATTTCAAAGTATTTCCGAGGTGAAATAAGTGTGGGTGATACTATCCGACTCTACAATGCCGACAAGACCATGATTGCCGAGTTTAAGGCGCAAGGGGTAGATACGTTGAACCGAAAATATATTGAGGTATGGGGATAACTCCGATGTTTGGCAGTGGATTGATAGCCGCCCAAGTAGCCGCGTTTCAAAAGCGCGTTGAAGAGGCCGCTATATTCCTTTGCAAATACTTGGGTGAGGAATTAGTCAAGTATGCAAAGGATAAGCACAACTACACCGACCGCACGGGCAACCTCACAAACTCAATCAGCTATGTTGTAGTCAAAAACAAAGACATAGTTTTCGGCCCCGCCGACCAATCCGATAAGCCACAAGAGGCCGCGTTGAAAGCAGCTATGAAAATGATTGCAACACTCCCCGATTGTGTTGCGCTTGTAGTAGTGGCCGGCATGAACTACGCCGCCTATGTGGAGGCTAAGGGCTACAACGTGATACTCCCAGCCGAACTCAAAGCTAAAACAGACTTTCCGCAGGCGATGAAAAAGCTCATGGATAAGGCGCAAGCCAAAGCAACAGAAATATTCGGAATCGCAATATGATAACGACCGAGGAAATATCAGTAAGGGTTTACCAAATACTCCAAGAGAGCGAGGTTAAGACCATGATAAGCGGTGTAATCGACTACGAAAGGAACGACTACACCAAAGAGGACGTTATCATTGTTCCTCACACCATAGACGGCGAGGGTAGTGTGCGCTACGGACAAATCAATGTGAATATCCATGTGCCGGACATTCAAAAGCCGGTGGCCGGCGGCAAATCCGTCTTTCGTATCAATCACTCGCGGTTGATTGCCATTCGGAGCAAGGCGATTGAGGTACTGCAAAACCACTATGAAAAGGGTGAGGGCTACAACTGGAATGTCGGCCTAATCAATCCCCCTATCAAAGAGCCAGACCATGACGAGCATTTTGTTTCCTTTGCTCTGGAAATCACAGTGAGAGATAAAACAAGTAATCAATAACAACCAATTTTATAAGACCATGCCTATATTATCGACAATGGGGTTAAAGAAAATCTACATAGCCCCTGCCGGAACTACACCCAGCGAAATGCCCGCGAAAGGCAATGCGTGGCTTGACTTAGGCGATGTTTACAAAGACACTTGTCAGCTCGTGGATGACGATGTGGAGCAGACCGTACACGAATCGGAAACGTCCGCAAAGAAAATCACACTGATGGGTAAATTCGTAACCGCTGTCAACCTTACGCTCATGGACCCGTCACTGGAGCAGCTATCCCGATATTTCGGGGGAACAATCACCGGCACCACTCCCAAACGCAAATGGCTGCGCCCCCTCAAGCCCGTTTACAAGGAATGGGCTATCTGGCTCATGCCGGAAGAGGGCTTATTCGTAGGCTGCCCCAACGTGGTAGTTGTACCCAAGTTTGAAATCACCTATTCAAGCAAGGGTATATGCCTTGTGCCTCTCAAAATCAATTTCCAAGACCAGCTTTGCTTTGACGAGGAAATGACCGACCCAACACAGGCAGCCTAAAACGGGCCTATCCGCAACGACTGCGCCCCCTATCCCTATTCGGTTAGGGGGCGCATTTAATTAAATCGCAATGGAACAGCAAGAGCAACAAGAACTGACACGCGAGCAGCGGTTAGAGATAGAAGATAAGGCAATACAAGCCCTCCTATCAATGGGGGCTAAGTTTACCGTGCCTTTGAAAATTAACCCGGTTAAGCCCTCAAAGTGGTTTAATCTCAAAAAACGCTTATTCCCAAAGCGCAATGTAGTGTGGCGCGATAAGCAGATACCCAAAGACTGGGATGTAACGCTTACCGAGATACCCGATGTTGAAACCGGCACGATGAAAGAGGTGTATATGCGCAATTTCCATATCAAGCCTCTTTATCTCGGAACTATCGACCGCTTGCGCCAGCTCTATATGCTCATGGAATACAACGAGGATGTTGTGCAAGCGCAACCTATCCAAGAGAGCAAGCGGCTATTCAAGTACATACCCCAAATGGCAGAAATAGCCGCCGTTGCAGTCATCAACGACCCGATTGTGGCCGACCTCAAAAACAAATCCGTACGGGACCTCAAACAATTCTTTATGGAACACCTAACCGTGGCACGTTTACAAAAACTCGCCGAGGTTATTAACCAGATGATGAACCCCGCGGGTTTTACATCCTCTATTCGATTGATACGGGAAATGGGAACGACCCGGCCGAAAACCGAGAACGACCGAATAGAGTAACCGGGTTGAACTCTCCGTGGGGTAATCGTGGCGAACTACTACGAAACTTTGGGTGGAGCTATGAATACTTGCTATGGGGCATTTCATGGCTCAACGTGCAACTGATGATTGCGGATGCGCCGAGGGCAAAGGAAGTGCCACTTGATGAAAACGGCAACCCGATTGATGAAAGCCAGACAATCACCCAAGAACTCACAACAAAAGAAGATATTAAAAACTATCTCAAAGGTTATATGTAATGGAAAACTTAGGCGGCGCGTTAGGATTTAGGGCAACGCTCAATATAGATGATTTCAATGTGTCGGCTCAGTCAATGGAGCGACAGATTAGAAATTTCTCCAATACCGCTATTAGCGAGGTTGGAGAGGTTGAGGATTCATTTAGAAAAATGGCCGAAAGCGCAGGGCGTTATATCTCCTATTACCTTGTAGGACAGGGTATGCACGGCCTTGTAAATTCCATTATACAGACACGCGGACAATTCCAGCAACTGGAAATTGCCTTTGAAACAATGCTGGGCAGTACCGATAAGGCTACTACGCTCATGCAACAGATGGTTGACACCGCCGCCAAAACGCCATTTGACCTTATGGGCGTGGCTGAGGGCGCAAAGCAGCTCATGGCTTATGGTGTGAGTGCCGACAAAGTGAATGACACGCTTGTAAGGCTTGGAAACATAGCCAGCGGCCTTTCCATACCCCTCAATGATATAGTTTACCTATACGGTACAACAATGGTACAGGGCCGGCTCTATGCGCAAGACGTGCGACAATTCACGGGCCGTGGTATTCCACTTGTAAAAGAGCTTGCGGAGAAATACCATACAACAGCCGATGCGATAAATGAAATGGTGTCGGCCGGCAAAATCGGCTTTGCCGATGTCGAAGAGGTCTTAAACAAGATGACTAATTCCGGCGGTCAATTCTACAACCTCATGGAAAAACAATCGGCCTCTCTCACGGGACAGATTGCAAACCTACAAGACGCTTGGGACACTGTTCTTAACGACTGGGGTAAATCCAACGAGGGCTTATTCTCCGGGGCTATTGCCGGTGCCACATACCTTGTGGAACACATGGATACGTTGGTGCGCATACTGAAAGCGGTTGCTATCGGCTACGGGTCTGTGAAAGCCGCTATCGTACTCAATAGCGTTGCAACCAAAGGCTACACCGGCATTGCAGTGATTGACAACACCGTAAGGAGCGCAAAACTCGTACTTATGAAAGCCGAGGCAGCTCTCAACGGCACGGCTCTTGCTCAAAAGAAAGCTATGACTGCCGCCGAAAATGCACATTTTACGGCATTGGAGGCTACCCTAAGCGCGGAACAACAAGCGGCTATTGTCAAGCAGCTACGAATAGGGGCTATTACGAGCCTGTTGACTGTTCAGCAGCAAGAGTACCTATCCAACATCGGACTTACTACATCAAGCGCAGGATATGAAGCCGCAGCGTTGAGTGTCCTTTCGGCCGAGCAGCGTTTGGCATTGTCAAAAATGGATTTGACCGCCAAAAGTGCGGCCTATCGAGCTGCCGTTATTCAAGAGGTACAATCCAAACGGGCAAGCCAAGCGGCCTCTTTGGAAACCATGCGCACAACCGTAAAAGAGGCGGCCGTGGCAGTTGAAGCCGCCAAGTCAAAGGCTATATCCGCGACACAAGCGGTTGAGGCGGCCCGTTATGAGGTGTATTGGGCGCAACAATCAGGAAATGCAACAGCCATAGCCGCCGCACAAAAAAGGCTTGAGGCGGCCGTGGACCAGCAAGCTATTACTCGCAAAGCGGCATTGGCGGCTCAATCGGATTTCTATGCAAAGAAAAAACAGCTTGAAACTCTTGCGACCACACAAGGCCGCGCCGCCTCGGTAGCTGACACTGCCGCCAAGACTGCACAGACAGCAGCCACAAGCATATTATCGGCCGCTACGGGTAAATTGACAGCAGGGTTAAAAGCTCTCTGGGCTACAATGGTAGCTAACCCTATCGGCGCAATCTTATCGCTTGTGGGCTTGTTGATAAGTGCATTTACAATGCTGGGCGATAGTGAGGATGATGCGGCCGAAGGTATGGATAAATTCGGAGAGAGTGGAGGCAAACAAACCGGGCATTTGTCGGCTCTCTTTGGTGTCCTAACTGCCGGAACAAAAGGTACTAATACCTACAACAAAGCATTAGAGGAAGTAAACAAGCAACTTGCCGAACACAACATGGCTTTGTTGGGGTCTGAAAGTACGATGCAAGATATAGAAGAGGCTCACAAGCGCATTACTGAAGCCATAAAAAAACAATCGGCTGAAACAGAACACGCAAACGCTTTGCAAAATATTGGCGATGAATATGCCAAGTCGCTTGATGATGTGGCTGCCAAAATTCAAAAAGAATTAAAAGAAGCTCACCATTATGTAGATTTAGGTGTTGTCGGCATTTCGGTAGATAGCGATGACATTCAGCAAAATGCGACAGCCTTAGCCTCTCAAATTCGTGGACTTATCGAGGACTCATTGCCCGAAATGGTAAAGCTGGATGATAGCAAAAAAGCCGAAGCAAAAGCTAAGTTGCGTCAGCAGATTACAGATGTAATGACTGCGGCCGGCATTGATAAAGAACACGCTGAATGGATAACTGATTATTCGTTTATTGATGATTGGTATTATGACGTGTTTTCAGAAGATGGCGGCATTATAGACCAAGCTCTACAAGCTCGTGATGCGTTTGATTCACAAACCCAAGCAGCCAACAATGCCTACCATGCTATTGTGGGCTTTGGCGAGGGTGCTGAGGAAATAATCCCCAAAGTGGATTTATCCAAATATTCATTAGAAGAGCTACATGATATTGCCGCTAAACTTGACGGAAAAGAGGTTGGCATTGACATTAAGGTCTATGGCTATGCGGATGCTATGCAAATGCTTGCAGATGTTCAAGCACAAATCGGGCAAAAGCAAAACGACCTCAATACTGAAACTGGCATAAATAGCGAAATCCAAAATCTCAAAAAGTTGCGCGGCGAGGCTCAACTGGGAAGTCAAGCATGGAAAGACTACAACACCCAAATTGATACACTCCAGAAAAAGTTGGATTCCGCCACGGGCAGAAATAAGCGCGGTGGCGGGCGTAGTGGCGGCCACAATGGAGCAAACGATGCGGCCCGTGCCGCTGATACTTTGGCACAAAAGCAGCTTGAGGCTGAAAAGCGTGTCGAAGAGGCCCGTATTGCAGTCATGGAAGAGGGCTATGCCAAACGCAAAGCTACTCTTGACCTACAACATAAGGAAGCTCTTGACCGTATCGACAAAGAGGAAAAAGAGCTTATAAAGGCTCGTAAAGCCGCAGGCAAAGGCGGCCTATCCCAAGAGGAAAAAGACGGCTTTGCACAACGCCGCGCCTATGAGAATCAAAGCTACCAGCAATCCACAAACAAACTCTTTGAGGGAGAACTGGATTATAAGAAAAAGCAATACGAACTCTATTGGCGTTGGGTGGAGAATATGGGTAAGGATGTTGCCGACAAGCAATTTGCATCCTTACTACAATCGGGTGGCTCTTTCAAGCAGTATCTTGAAAAGCAAATCGCCGAACTCCAAGCTAAAAAAGCCGCCGGAACAATCACCGAGGGAGAGAGTAATTTTCTTATATCCCTTAATGTGCAATACGATGAGCTTACAGGTGCAAAAACGGCTCTTGACGCTTTCCGTGAGAGCGTAAACGCCGCTATCAATCGTAGCCAAACTCTTGCCGAGAAACTGGCAGCGGTGGCCGATGCAAAACGCAAGCTGGAGAATGGCGAAAGTGGCATTATAAGCGATGATGACCGAGCCGCCGCAAGTCTGGACCTATCCCAAAGGGAGGCAGAACTCCAAAAAGAGGTACATGAAACCGTCCTAAACGATTATCGCTCTTTTGAGGAACAAAGGCAGTCTATCACCGACCAATACGCTTTACTCCGAGCTGAGGCCGAGCGCATGGGCGATGAGGAACGCATACGCCTTATCAACAAAGCCGAGAAAGAGGCATTGTCGGCTCTCAATACGGCATTTCTCCAGCAATCCGATAGCTGGAAAAAGTTGTTTAGCGACCTTGATACTCTTTCCGTGGGGCAAATCTCCAAGCTGATTAAGGATGTAGAGCAACAGTTGGCCGCCGGCAATCTCCAGCTCTCGCCCGTGGACTTTAAGGCCGTTATTGACAGCCTTACACGAGCCAAAGAGAGGATTCAGCAGCTAAACCCGTTCTCTGCCCTTGATACGTTCTTTAATGACTATCTCAAAGCGAGAAAGAAACTCGCAGCAGCCAAAGCCGCGTTAGCCAAAGGCGAGGGTAGCAAAGAGGATGTAGAAAATGCCGAGCGTGAGGTAAAAGCCGCCGCGAATGGCATTACTCAATCCGTGGAGAAAGTTACGGATATAACGACCGAGTGCGCCTCTTCGCTCCAAAGTATGTTTGACGCTCTGGGCATGGACGGAGTGGCTGACGGTCTGGGGACTGCAATAGAGCTTATGGGGCAGTTGGGTAATGCGGCCGCCTCGGTAGGCAAGTTTATGAGTGGTGATATTATCGGTGGAGTAACCGGCATGATTTCCTCTATAACATCCGTTGTAGGAATATTCGCCAAGCTCCATGATAAGAAATACGAAAAGCGCATACAGGAGCTACAAAAACAGATTGATGCGCTTGAACGCTCTTACTCTCGTTTAGAACGTGCTTTTAATAATACCTACTGGGTGTTCAATGACGCGGAACGCGAGGGCTTTGAGAAAAATATCCAGCTTATAGAGCAGCAGATTGAAACGCTGGAACGCCAGCGACAGACAGCACTCCGAGCATGGGATTTTGCCAAATACGCCCAACTGACGGCGCAGATTAAGGACTTGAACAAACAGCTATCAAAAGCCAAAGAGGGTGATGATATGCTGGGCTTGTATGAGCAACAGAAACAATCGCTCCGAGAGCAGCAGGAACTTATGCGCCAGCAAATCCAAGCTGAAAAGGATAAGAAAAAGACCGACAACAACAAAATCCAGCAGTGGAATGATGCGATAGAGCAGATAGAGCAGCAGATTGAGGACTTAGACCGGCAAATGATGGAAACTTTCGCCGGGACCACAACCAAAGAGGCTATCGACCAATACGCGGACGCGATAGTTGACGCATATTGCGCCGGCGAGGACGCGGCAAAGGCTTTGGGCGATACCACACGCGAGGTACTGAAAAAAGCCGTGATTGACGCTCTAAAACGCCAATTTCTCGCTAAGGCTATGGATGAAGCCGTGCAATATCTGGGCGAGGCTATGTCGGACGGTGTGCTTACCAAAGAGGAAAAAGCCCGTTTTGAATACCTTACCAGAATGGCCGGCGAAACCTTTACTAACGCTCTTGACGCAGTAGGCGATTGGATAAAAGATATTGAGGACGATACGGCAAGCGACCCGCTGGCCGGTGCCGTAGCCGCCATGAGCGAGGAAACAGGCGGTGTTATCGCGGGCCGTCTTAACGCTTTTATCATAAATCAATCCGAGCAGACGAGCGTATTGCGCGAACAGTTATTGCAACAGTCGGCCATATCGCAGAACACGGCTAATACAAACGCCATACTCTCCCGGATTGACGCGACCCTCAAGCGAATAGAAACAAAAGACAGCTCTTTACTCTCACAAGGTATATCGTAGGCTATGGAACTGATAGAACAACTCAAAACGGACGGTATAAACAAAGGCTTGTGCCGTTTATGGCAAAGGAAGCTCCACGAGGGGCTTTCTACCGAGGAACTTGTGAAACTCTATATCAAAGGAATAGATTTTTGCATTTCCGAAAACTATCCTACTCTTGATTTTCTCCGAGAGAATTTCAAGGGCAAGAGTGAGCCTTTCGGGGTGTTTATTGATGATGAACTCCCCCCGATGAAAAACGAGCCGGATATTGTGCTTAATGGTGCTTGCAAAGCCATGTTGGAGTATGACGGCTATTCCGTTTCACGCCTGTATGTGCGCCATGACAGCGAGGTAGCCGTGATTGTTTCCGACAATGCCATTGTTACCATTGACCTATTCGACAATGCTACGCTCCACCTTTCCGTGATAGGCAATGATGCGAATGTCAGTATCAACGCCTATGGGGGAAATACCACAACCGAGTATATAGGGTTATCCTCACTCGCAAAAGTCAAAGCAACTTATAACGATAAAACCACATACTAATCATGGTTGACAAAAATTTACTCTTGTATCTGCCCTTTGATGACCCGGACGGCTCAAAGGCATACGACTACTCCACGGGCCGCCATGACGCAACCATTTCGGGCGGTGCCGTATTCACCAAGCAAGCCAAGACCGGCAAAGCTCTCGACCTATGCGGCGGCGAGGTAAGCACGGCGCAGGCTATACCTTTCACAAGCGACTTTACACTCACGTTGTATGTGAAAATCGCTACAAAGCGTCTGGGGTGGCTCGTAAATTTACCCGGTATAGAGAATTTCAACGAGCAGTGGCTGGACGTTGTGCCGGGCGAGTGGCATTTTGTCGCTTTCGTGCGCAGCGGCTCCACGCTCAAAGTGTTCTTAAACGCCGAGTGTGTCTATGTTGGCACGTTGAGCGCAAACCCCACGGGACTTTCACTCTCCACCGATGAATTGCTCACAACGACTGCAACGCTGGATGAGGTGCGCCTCTTCAACGTGGCAAAGACAGAGAAAGAAATCCTCAAAATGCAAGCCGATACCGATGTTGAATACTACATTGACGGCGTGAATTTCAAGGATTACGGCGTATATGTGTCGGCCTCTGACGGGCTTGTTGGCAGGCTGGCACAGAAAGAAAGTCTATCCGTGGACTATGACAACTACCACGGCATTGTGCGCGACCGCAAGCGCAAGCGTTTCAAGGAGCGTACCATTACTCTACAATGCTTTATCGAGGCAAGCAGCCGCAGCGCATTTGTGGAGTGGTGCAACCGCTTTTTCGCGCTCTTTGACGGCGACCATACGCGCCGCCTCAAGGTGGAGTATGACGGGACCGCAAAGCCACTCGTCTATGAGGTTGACTTACTGGATGAATCCCCCGTTGATAAGAAATGGGGCGGCTATAATGATGACCTTATGGTTGGCAAATTCACCCTCAAGCTCACAGAGGATGAGCCGGTGAAAAGGGTGTTGCGCCACATATCCGGCACCAGCAACTCAAAGGCTACAATCACCGTATCGACATACAAGCTACTCAACATCTACTGGGGCGATGGCACTCACACTTTCAACGTGGGCGGCAACAACACCACCGTAGAGCATACCTACGCGCTCCCCGGCGAGTATGACATTATCGTTACCGGGGTTATCGAGGACATAGAGCAATTTGAAACCAACGCCATAACGGTATGGGAATTACTCAAATAATCAAACGTAACGGCGAAACTATCACGCTCAATACTAAGGAGCCGTTTTGTGTAGTCAAGTCGGCGACACAAAACAGCTCCCTTATGGGCGATGATTACATTTCGCTCCAAATCGTTTCCGATAAATGGCTATCTTTCGACAAGGGGGATAAAATCATTGTTGACGGATTCGATTACTCTATAAGGGCTACTACAACCCGCGGGATTGAGGGCGCAAACCATTATACGTTTGAGCCGATTTTCTACGGGCCTATGTATGACCTTATGAAAACAATCTATCGTAATTGCGACAGGTACGGAAAATCCGACCGTTCTACATTTGACTTGACTTATACAATCAAGGAATTTGTGCAAGTGTTGATTTTCAACCTCAATCGTGATTATCCGGGGCTATGGGCTTTCGATGAAAACAACTGCCCCGAAACCGAGGCTCTCACGCTCCAATTCTCCGGGAATAACTGCCTACAAGTCTTACAGACCCTTTGCAATAAGGACAATTTCAATCTGGAATTTCTTATTACGCAGGCTGACAACGTGCGCACAATCCATATCGGAAAATTCGGGCAGCGTGTCAATCCCCCCGGTGGTGCTGAATACTTTGAATGGGGCAAGGGCAACGGCCTCTATAAGCTCAAAGAGCAAAAGGTGGATGACAAAGCCATTATTACGCGCCTTTGGGTTGAGGGCGGCACTACCAACATACGCACCGACTATCGCAACTATGCAGAACGCCTACAACTGCCATATCCACGCCGCTACAATCGCAAAAAGCACGTCCTATATGACGGCACCGTTGTTGAACCCAATACCGAGCTTATCGGCATTTCGGATGACAGCAAGCGTTATTTAGAGGATGCGCAGTTGGCGGCTAAGATTGGCAGCGATGAGGATAGCAAAACCTACGACAACATATTTCCAACACGCACAGGAAAAGTGACTGCATTGGTGGAGGGCGATATTAACGCTTTCATTGATGATACGATGGACTTTGACCTTAACGCCAAAAACGATAGTGGCACAATCTATCTCGTGGATGGTGTTACGGCCAAAATCACGTTCACGTCCGGGCTTTTGGCAGGGCAGCAGTTTGAGCTTGAAGCGAAAGGCGGCTACGACCATGCTACTAAGAAATTCCGCTTAATCCCTTTCACTGACAAACGCGGTCTTACTGTACCTACGACCGACACCGAGGCATATCGCATAAGGATAGGTGATACCTACAAGATTACGGATATATTTCTGCCCGAAAGTTACGAGCAGAACGCCGAGGAAGATTTGTGGTATGCCGGCATGGATGATTTCAAGCCTGCGACCCAAGCCAAAGCGCAATACTCGCTCACACTGGACCGTCTATATTTCCTTGAGGCGTTAAGCCGCGATAGCGAGGTGTGCGTGTTCAAGGTAGGCGATTTCGTGCCTGTAAAAGATACTCGTTTCGGGATTGAGAAACAAATCCGCATACAAAAGATTACTCGCAACCTCTTGTTGGAGCATGATTATCAGTTGACCCTCTCCGATACGACTGCAATTTCAATCTCAACCCAAACGGTTCTAACGGTTATAGACCATGAGCAGATAATCACCAACAATCGACTACGCGACCTCAATAAAGCCCGCCGTGGCTGGCGTACCACCGAGGACTTGCGCAACATGGTTTATGATACTGACGGCTTTTTCGACACCGACAATATACGCCCCAACTCGATAGACACTAATATGTTGACAGTTGGCTCAAAAAGTCAGCAGTTTGTGTTAACCGGGGTAATTCTCCAAGCAAACTATGGCGGCAATCCTAATCGCTTTGCCGCCTCAGCCGGCATATTGTCGCACCTTACCATTGACCCGAACAAAATTAGGGCATGGCAAATGGGCGCACTGGTTTTTGAGCTGCCAAGCACAGCAGGGTATTATCTGTTTGCCAAATGCTCCAAGAGTGGAGAAACCGGCACATGGATAATGACACAGACCCAATATAAGTTTGAGCCGACCGATGACCCCAACAACTACTATTTCCTTGTGGGGATTCTCTCAACGCTCTACTCCGATGATAATTTCCGTGATTTCCAAACTACCTATGGCTTTACCCGTATCAATGGCAACACCATTACCACGGGCCGTATCGTAACAAGCGATGGTGAGTGTTATCTGGACTTAGACGGCAACAAATTCCGAATAGGGGATGCCTCAAGCTCTATCGACTGGAATGTGAGCCGGGACAATGGCATATCCTTAAAGAACGTAAGCGTTGTAAGCGAGAGTGGCGATGTTTCGCCTTTGGGTGTATATCGTGGTGTATGGAACGCAAGCTATATCTATTATCGGAATGACGAGGTAAGCTACACGACCCCGGACGGAGCGACCGCTACCTATCGCTATATTCATAATACCCCGACAAAAGGACACTTGCCAACGGATTCCGTATATTGGGGTGTAGTGGCACAGGGCGTTAATGGCGTAAATGGTAATTGGACCAGCTATGTGTTCAAGCAGAGCGACACCGCACCGGCAAAGCCAACAGGTACGGCCCCTATACCTACGGGCTGGAGCGATACGCCCTCAGCGTCCGGCAAATGGTGGATGTCTAAGGCTACTATCAACGGTGCAACTAACATGGCGGGCGAATGGAGCGACCC